TTCTTCTAACACTGGTTTATAGGCTTGCGGCAAATCTTTCTTATCAGACATAATTGATTTTAAAAACATTACGCTTCAACAAGACTAGGCTTACTGATTTCGGCATGTTCTCTTTCAATTAAAACTTTCAGTTGTTCAATTTTAGATCTTCTTTCGGATGCACAAATTTCTGACAACAACTGATATGTCTTTAAATCGACTGCTAAACTTTTTCTAATTTTATTATCTTGATCCATGGCAAACATTTTACACACATTTATAGAAATGTACAGATAAGTATTTAAAAATATATGATAAACTACAGGCCATGTATCAATTAAAAAATTACCTACTTAGCATGCAGTCGCACTGGATGATTAACCAACCCACATACAATGCTGTACAGGAAACTTTGCCTTTGATTGCAGAATACAGGACCAACAATGGTCTGGTAGATATGCCAAAGACTCCTGTGCATAAAGTTGTGAAAAAGATTTACCCAGAGATCTATAAAGTACCTTTGTTTCGCAGACATTTTTGTAAGCTCCTGGTCAAAGAGATAGAGATGATGAAAAAAGAAATAAGTTTTGAGGGCAATGCAGACGAAGATAAGCTGCGACAAATACCAGAGATTGTATTAAAAGAACAATGCCCGGAACTTTATCGCAACATGTGGTTTGTGGTTCAGACAGTTTTAAATCCGATCTTCAATGCTTTGTGGCAAAGAAACTGTGCAGATCCTACAACCATACAAATAGCCAATTACAATCTTATAGATAAAAAACAAGGGGCCTGGCACCACGATGATAGTTCTGATATTAGTGTGGTCGTGCCGTTAAATACGGGTAGCTACGAAGGAGGTGGGACCGCTTTTCATAATTATGGCGAAATCAATCCGCTGCCTGTGGGCCATGCACTTATGTTTCCAAGCTTTATCAATCTGCATAAAGGTTTGCCTGTAGCATCTGGCGACAGATATCTTTTAGTCTTTTGGTTGTGCGACAAGCAAAGAACCATAGATCTATACGAATCCTTGACCTAAAAAAACTTTAAATAAACTATGTAAATAGTTGTACATTTGTGCATAATTGTGCATAATAGGTATGTGGGAAATGAAGTCAAAAATAAAAAAGGAGAAAATATGACTGTTAATATAATTGAAGAAATCAACAAAGCTGGGTTCACAGCTTTCAAACACCCTGGAGAGGGTATCAAGATAAGCTGCGAGGATGGCAAGGATGCTGGGATCTACTACCCAGATGATTGCCCGGAGTTTGACATCTACGACCAAGATCCCTGGATTAACCCAGAGGTTGTCAAAGTCTGCAAAGACAATGGTTACGAAGTTGACTGGCAAGATCCCGGCACTTTAACTGTTTACAAGGAGGAAGCGTAATGATTGAAAATATTATTTATAACAAAGATTCAGCTGATAATGCGGTTGTTGTTGAAGATTATCCCTGGGGATATAAGTTAAGAACCAAAAGAAAGTATTGGATCGAAACTACAAAAAGAGGCGACAGACTTTGTTACCAGACTTTGAACCCAAAGACTGACAAATGGTGTGCTGTGAAAAAAAGCACTTACAGCGGCATTATGGTTCTTTATGAGAATGAAGATGGACATATCAAAACCATCGGATTAGATCCTCAGTGGTCTGGCGAAGAAGGACTTGCAAATTTTCTTAATAATGTTGATGAAACTAAGTTGACCGATGCTCAAAGAGCTAAAATTTGTGAGACTAAGACAATTCATCATTGTCAAAAACTTGTCAAGGTTGAGTATGAAATCAATCCTCAAAGAACTCCCGAGGATCAAGCAAAGCATGATGCAGAGCAAGATCAAATAAAAGACAAACTAAACAACTATGCTAACCATATTTATGGTAAGTGTTTGGTAAAAAACGGGATTTAATATAAATCGTGCAGCTCTACAGTCTGGATCCCCTCCAGGTTGTAGGGTTTGTAACTATCATTTTTTTCTGACTCTAACAATATATTTAAGGCCTGCTCATTCTTGGCGCGGCCATACTCCAAAGCTTCATCAGACATCGTATAAATCACATAAGGATATGGGTGAGCCTTTTCCTGTGCTAAGAAAGAAAAACCGTCTACAGGCAATCCTACGGCCTTGCAAGCATCAACATAAAGCGCAGCTTGCATGTGGTATTTAAAATTATTGATCGCTTGTTTAAATCCTCTGGGTGATGCGTCCCGGCATGTTTTAAGATCCCAAACATGTTTACCATCGTACCAATCAAACCTAGATTTAAAAGGATGGCCATGCAACATATAGCAAACAGTTAGCTCTGTTCTATCGTTTGCACCGTTAGGAATAAGATCCTGCACTGTTTTCCTGCGGTCCATGCAAGTTTCATACAAGTCTTGACTGATAGGTGTTCTGTCAACAATACTGCCAATGAAGTCCTCGTAGGCCTCTTTACCAGCTTTTGTTCTGCGGTCTATGTTTGGTTGTATAACAAACTCATCGTCAAATTTATCCAGCTCTAGGAATACTGTGTGCTGCACTCTGCCTTCTAATAAAGCTGGAGAGTCGGTAAAACCTTTTTGGTTCTTCCAGGTATAAACACATTTATCAACCTGCTTAATATCCGATGCTCGGTAGGCCGGTATCTCGTTGTAAACCTCGAACGGTAAATCGTCATATACACCTTCTTTAAATTTCATTGCGTTACTCAAAATGGACTGGGTTTTTCTTCTGCTAATTTTTGGAAAGTTTCATTGATGGCTTGTTCTTCCATAACATTCTCTTCGTGAGGTGTTGCAGATATCTCATCAATCAAACGATTTAAGTACCACTGTGCTTTTAAAAGATCTTGCAAACCTTTTTTGTATTCATAACGCCACATGTACTTTTCTATGTTGCCTTTGAGATAACCACGAAATGCAATAGTGTCCATAGATGATTTGATAGCATCGATGCACTCTATTCCGCCCTGGTTATAATGAATGGGTGAGTTGACTGGATCTGGGTTGTTCATGTGTATGTCCTAAAAGGTGAGGGTAACAACTTAGTGATGTGTGAGATCTAAAGGAGAAAGATGCCACCCTCTGTGTAAAAATTATTAGAAAGGGATTTTTGCCTCAATGTTTTTATCATCATCATCATCGTTAGATGCTAAATCTGATAATCCCTGTTCTGGTTCTGCGCTGCTTGATGTGCTGCCAAGTTCTCTGTCACCTTTTTCTTTGGCTGCAATCAATTCAAAACTTTTCTCAATGTCGCCTTGTTGCCACACAGGTAAGCTTTCAAAAACATCGCACATAGCTTTTGTACTATCACTTGTTTTGCCATTGAATTCATCGCAATAAACATCCAGGTCAAACATTGCCTGCTCATTAACGGTTGCAATTTTTTCTATTCCACCGTCTGGTTTAAATAAACCAATGATCTTGGCGTTGCCATTTTTGGTGTGGCCCACTTCTACATTAGCAGTGCAACCTAATAGTTTGGTTACATCAAATCCAGCTTCTTCTTCTTCGCTGAAGTTCTTGCCACGCCAGGACACCAAATGTTTTCTCAGTGTTGCTGACTCAAACAAAGATGCTGTGTATGTATGCGATACAGCAAAAGGTCTGCCGTCTGCCATGCTTGCATCATTGGTAGCTGGTTCAATCGCGTTGGTTATTTCAAAAGTAATGTGAAGTCTTTTCTTTTTAGATTTGACTCCTTCATATTCTTGTTCAGTTGTGCCAAGGTCCACGATGCGATAACATGTTCCTCGGTATTGACCTTTGTCTAAAGTTTCAAAATCACCATCAGTTTTTAAAGTTAAGCTCATATATAAATCTCCTAAAGTATTTGCTAATTAAAATAAATTTATGTAGTATTGTATACAAATAAATAATTAGTGCAACTGCTAAATAAATGTGAGAAATTGATGTCCCTTAAAATTACCCGACCAAACCAAAAGAATTTTGAAAAACCTATATCAACAAACTACCAATACGAATTTGCTAATTTCTTAGCAGAGAACGGATTGGAACCAGAACCCAAGAGGGGCCTGGTCACCGATGGCTCAATAGGTCGGGCATACATCAATGTCGGTGGTCAGCGTAAGTTGGTGGGTTGGTATCAGCTGTGGTTAGATCAACAGGTCCCTTTCGGACGGTTGGGTGACTATCGAATCTCAGCTGACCAACCCACGGCTATGTGGAAACCAGAGAATAAAAAACGCCAGGTCGTAACCAAAGAACAAAAAGCAGAGATAGCAGCCTTACAAAAAGAGGCCCAAGTTAAACAGGTAGAGAAGAATGTTAAAGCTGCGGCTAAAGCA